ACATATGTTTTTTCATAAAATTCAATTATATCATTTGTAATAACATTATTACCAGAAGCTAAAAAGTCACACTCATATTCTTGAGCAATCTCTCTAGGATTCATATTTTGTTTTTCACGATCAAACCATACTTCATCACGTTCAGGATGCACATCCCAAGGTAATTTAATTGGAACAAAATCGTTTTCTGAATTTAAAGCAGATACCCAAGTTTTATGGAACCAATTACCTACACCATTTGGTGAAGATAAAGCAATACACCCACCACCTGTTGAAATAGTAGGTTTAATACTTGTATATATTTTATCAATCCCATCAATAAAAGCAGCCTCATCAATTAATAATAATGAAACAGCATATGAACGACCTGCATCTCCCGCAGCTGATGATGCTACAATCTGAGATCCGTTTGATAATTTTAATGATAATTTATTATTTGAATCTGGTTTTTGATTACCTTTAAGCCATCCTGGTAATTGTTGATACATAAATTGTACCTTATCTACCATGTTTACGGCTGTAGTTTGTTTGGTTGCAATACAGAGTACAGTTTTATCTTTATGAAACAACATTGTCCATAATGAAAAACCAGCAGCTAATGTTGATATACCTAATTGACGTGATTTGTTAATAATTGAATAATCGTGTTTTAACCACAATTTCAATACTTTTTCTTGGAATGGATATAGATTAAAATTTACTCGACCTCTTGTAGGGTGTTGAACCATACAATATTTTTTCATAAAATGAATTGGATCTTGTAAGCACTTTATATATTCTTGACGGATTATATCCTTTATATTCTGTTGATCGCTCATTTAATCCAGTTTTCTAATGCTTTTAAATAACCATCACCCATATGGTCTTTGACAGTTTTACCTGAAAATAATGCTTTAAGATATAACCAAAATGATCTTAATGATGATTCTTTTTTTAATACATTACCATCTGTATCTAATCTTACTTGATAATTTACGTGGTGAAATCTAATGTATGGTACGTGAGTTACTAAATCGTTTTTATGTACAATTCGTAGAGTATCTATATCACTATTATCATAGTTATCCTTAAATACTTTATTACCAACTCTAGGACTACCAATAGTTGTTGATTTAACATTATAATGCGGATAGTGTTTTTTAATTGAGTGTGCGTATAATGTTGCTACTGCACCCCCTAAACTATGTCCACAAACTACAATATCTGTAGCTTCACCTTGTAGATTTTCTAATGCAGTATCTATTGCGTTGTAAGTATCATCCACTACTGATTCCCAACAATATTTAAATCCAATATGAACCTTTTCACCATCGTTTAAGAATGGTACTTTATCAATTGAAGCATCATTTTGGAAATCCTTCTTTGATTCACTACCTCTCCATACAACATATATTGATTTATCTTTTGTTGCTACAAATCCTTGTGTGTCTGATTTTTTATTTTCAATCCACTTAACTAATTCTAACCCATATTCATCCCAATTTATTTGGTCTTTGTTTGAATAAGCTAACACTGCTAATTTTGAATTATATAAGGCTTCGTTTCTTGTCATAATGTGTTTTTGTATATAAATATATAGAAAAAGAAAAGCCTACTAAAAGTAGGCTCTCTAAATAAACAAACATTATTATGAAAAATCTTATAGCTCTTCATCATCTTCGCCTTCACCAGCCGTATCGACACCTGTTAAATCTACTTTTTCATCATCAGGTACATCCATACCAATTGATTTGTAATAAGCTTCGATATCGTCTTTAGACATTGGGGCGCCTTTTTTCTTAGGAGCAAATTCTTTTTTACTTAGTGGTTTTAATTGTTTTGAATTAATTAATTTAGTTACTATTTCACTATATTTTTCGGTTAGTCCTTCTGGTTTTTTACCCTCTAATAATCCGTTTTCATTAGCATAATCTTTTAATGGTTCATCAATTCCTGCTTCTAAATATCCTTCTTTCCATTGGTATAATAATGCTGCAGCTAAGTCATCATTAAGCATATTTGCCATTTTTTCTGCTGATGTTATTTCACCTTGTTTACCTTTTAATGATTTATTGATTTTAACGTCTGCTCTATTTTGTGAACCTTTAGTAAAATAATCAGCTCGTAAGAATTTATAGTCTAGTACTTTTTCAGCTAATGTATTTGATTGTTTAAATGATGCTTGTTTAGCAGCAAATGCTTCAGGATCAGTAACAGCTTGTTGTTGTGCTTTTTCAAAGTCAGTTAAACGTTTATCTTTAGAACGTACGAATGGAGTCCAAGAAATAGCATTTAAATCACCTGGTTCCCATTTCTCACCTGTAGCAGGATTAATTAATTGAGTATATCGTCTATTGAATTCATCTGAATTAATTCCACCCCATAACCATCCTTTAACGTTTACTGTTGCTTTTAGAGCAGCTAATGCTTCAGGATCGTTTGCTAATTCTTGTTTTAATTTAGTAAATAATTCACCTACAGATGCATTTTCTTCTATTTTTAGAATATCAACCATTTTGATTATGATTCTTTTAACATATTCTTTTTCTTTTTTAATACGTGGTAGGTATTCTTTTAAACGCTCATCAGCATCTGCTTTTAAAGCATAAGTAGCAGTAGTTGGAGCCGCCATTTCACGAACTGAATTAATAGATTCTAAATTAACTGTATCTCCTTTCTTTAATGCATCTTCTGCATCTTTTTTACCTTGAGTACTTAATTGATTATATTTTTTGTCTTTTTTCAAGTTATTAATAGATTCAGAATCTTTACCACCGTATACTTCTTCACGAACGATATTTTTAATTACTTCTTTTAATTTAGTATATTTATCCATTATTTTTTATCTAGAGACGTTCTGTTATAAATATTGTTATTTCTTTAATTCATTTAATATAATAGCAATTCTTTCCTCAGTACTACCTTTAATTTCAACTGTGCGTTTTGGTCTATATATGTTTAGAAACCATTTAATAGATTTATCTATCCTATCCCTATATTCAGGATCTGTTTCTCTAATACCATTATTTTCTATATCTACACCTTCGGGTGATACATAAAAAATAATATCGTATTGCTTAGCCAACAACATAGCTGCGTCAAATAATATCTCCTTTTCATTAGACTTAATCGACCTAGCTTCTTTAGTAAACGCACATACATCATATACTGTTCTGTCAGTTAATAGATTATTATTAAATAATTCACTCGCACGCTCAGCAATGAAAACTAACTGACCTTTAACACTAGAGTCAGTATTTAACGGAATACCTAAATCACTTAAATATTTAGACCGTTCAACACAACCAGTATATTCTTTAAATTCATCTAATTCTAATAATGCTTTAACTAAAGTAGTTTTACCTACTGACATTGTACCTGCTAATCCTATTTTCATATTATCCTCTTGCTAATCCTAATTTTAATGCTTTATTATGTGAAATTTCTTTACCTGTTTTTGGATTAATATATGTTCTATGAGCAACTGGTATCCAATGATTTTCTTTTTGAGTATAATCAATAATATGATTATATCCTTTAGGATAAAAAAAGTCTACTGATATAGGTCCATGTTGATTTTTATCTAAATCATACGTCCATACATCCTTCTTACCATCAGCATAATTAAATTCACGAGTATATTTACGTTGTTGAGACATACTTTCAGCTACTAATGTTTCGACCGATTTTGGTCTACCTCGTTTTGATATATTTTTCATAACCTGTTTGTTTTATATTCTAAGATAATCAAGAAAGGGCATATTTCTATGCCCTTCTAATATTATAATAAACCAGCTAGCTTATTCCATCGAGATTCATTAATCGGTTCTTCTGAAGTTATTTCAGCAAGTTCTGATTCAGATATTGATGTTGCAGCATTATATAATTGAGTAATAAAATCAATTTCTTCAGGTGTAAAATCTGTTTCACCTTTAGCGAATTTTCTTAAAGCACCACCACCTAACATTTTAATTTCATCATTAGTTACTTTTGGACGACCTTTAATACCAGGAGCATTAATTGTAGTTTTAACCATTTTAGGAGCAACTAATCCAGTATCAGCAATAATACCTGCTTGTTTTAAACCTTTAACTAATTGATTAACACTAGCAGTATCTGGACGACCATAAAGAGCCATTGCTACATCTTTCAAAGTAGCTGATCCATTATCTTTTAAAAATGCAATAATTTTTTGCATACGAGTTGATGACCTAATATTTTCAGGTTGAGCAGCTAATGCAGCTTCATAATCATCAGCTAATTTTAATCCACTAGCTATACGTGCTAATTCTTCAATGTTATTGGTTTCCATAGTATTTGTAATATTGTAAAAAGTCGTTTATAATTTCTTTTTGTTCATCGTTAGATGAATCTTTTAATTCATTTATTTTCTGTATAACTACTTCAGATTCATTTAATGATAATAATGATTCTTCTAGTTTAGATAATACTTCTTCAATTGGAGACATTTCATGATCTCCAAATGCGTCTGCATCCTCTTTATACATTATTATTAATTGGGATATTTTTTTCATCGTCCAAATATTAAATTTACTAATTTGATGAATCCTTCTTTAATCATCTTACCCATCTTTTGAGCATAAAACTGTAATTGTTGTCCAATACGTTTACCTTCAACAGGTGAAGACCAATTTTTAATTTCAGGTACAATATATTTTCTATATTTTGCTCCTGCTAATATTACGAATTCATCGTTTTCTAAATCGTAGCGTTTTCTTAAACGAATTAATACTTCTTCAGCCCATTCTTTTACCTCATCTGAAGGCATATTCAATAATGTTTTATCGTAAGGAGCAATAACTTGTTCTAAAGGTAAAACATAATGTTTAGCAGATAAAATTACTATATCATCCGGATCTAATGAGTTAGCATACTCTAATGAACCTTTAAATAAAGGAGAATTATACAATTTACCTGCAGGAGCTGGTTTAGGTAATTTTGTTGCTACGCAAGATAAAAGTACTATCTTTTTAGGCATATTATGAGAAAGATTCAGCTCGTTGTCTTAATTCTTTAGCGTACTGTTCCATTGCTGTAGCTAAATTTATAAAATCGTATACATCATCAGTATAGGTTTCAGTAAAATCAGCTAATAAACCTAAATAATGTTTTACTGGTGGATGTTCATCCGCCATAGCTGATTTAATTTCTTCTTGAATTATAGCTTTTAATTCTTTTAGTTTCATAGCATTATAAACAGTAGTATATTAATAAATATTAAGATACTTTTATTTCTGTAATGATATTTTTACTAGTTGATTTATTAATAAATTGTCCTAATCCTTCAAACATTTGTTGTTTATATTCAGGATATTTAGTTAATATTTTAGTTAAAAAAGCAGGTGTACTATCATATACATAACTACTTTTTTCTTTAGATACAGATTGTAATAAATATCTAAAATTAGTATTATTATCTATTTTACGAAAATTAGGGAATAAATGTAATAATAATAAAACATATGGTTTAGCCGATATTGGATCCATATTAGATACAATTTCTTTAGCTAATTTAAGATTTGATTCATCATCACTACGCAACATATCAACTATATTAGCAAAAATATCAATATCCATTATCATATCTTCACTAATTGTTTGATTTAATTTCTCGTCAAATACGACATTAAAATCATATTTTCCGTAATTATTTACAATATCAACAAACAAATTATAATTTTCAAATGCTTTTTGATAACCCCATTCATTTAAAATTTCAATACCTTTAATAATATCAAATTGTTTAATTTGAGGTAATATTTTATTTACTTCAGGTTTGTTATTTGAATAAGATAATAATGATTGTTTATCTAATAAAATATAAGAAATACTATCTGAATCATCTAAAAGATTATTTAATGAATGATCACGATGGTTATTATTAAGTAAAGGTTTAATATTTTTTTCATAAAACTCTTTAGGAATTTTATAGTATTCTTTTATAGTTTTATACGTACTTTCATTAAAATAATCAGTAATTAATTCATTGCTTAAAACTACAGTATTAGAATCCTTTATATTTCTACTTTTTTTAATGTTTAAGTTATTATTCCAAATATATTCTTTTAATTTATATTGGGGTAATTTAGTTAATTTAGAAAAATGAATAGTTGAATTTGGAGTTAATACATTATCTTTATTAGATTCATATATTGATTTATACTTTGTTAATATAGATGGATCTAATAAATACATTAAACAATCGTTTTTTTTCCAATTATTTAAATAAAAACTACCATGATATTTGAGTAAAACGTATTTTTCCATGACTATTTAGTTAAGAATTTTAATAAATCTTTGTTCAACATTAATAATTTAAATGCAGATGAATTACCATTATAGATTGATTTAATCATATTATATTTTAAGTCAACAGCAAATAATTCTTCATTCATTAAAAACGCTAAACGTTCAATAAATGATTTTTCAATTTTATTGTCTTTAGCATAATATAAACTAAAGTTAATAATACGAGTAGATATAATAGATGCTAAATCGGCTCTATAATCTTTATCTTTACCAATAATACCTTTTAGTGTATTTAAAATATATTCATCCTTTTCATGAGTCATAATTGTTTCTGGTGAGATAATTTTATCTAATTTATTATTGATAAAAATAGTAAATAATGTAGTGAATTCTGAACCAACACTACCTTCACCAATCATTTGAATTAAAGATAAATTATCATCAAATGAAGGTAATGAACTAATTGAATTAAAGAACGTAGTAATTGATCTTGAATTAGTTTCTGTTGAAATTAATTCGGGATGTTTTAATAAAAAGTTAATACATCTGTTATCGATTTGAGCATTTTCTGCCCATTCGCTCCAACAATTAATATCAAATTTTAAATTAACAGAAATAAAACGTGTTTTCTGAGCGTTATCAATACTATTAACTAAATAATCACCATTATCTGGATTTGCAGTTAAGATAATATGCCAATCTTTAGGTAATGACCAACTAATATATTGTTGTCTATCGATTAGTTCCATTACCGCTTGTATAAACCTAACATCAGCTCTATTCCAATCGTCTAGTAATAAAATACCTCCTGATGATGAATTTGAAATCCATTCAGGTGGACAATAACTCATTCGATTTGCACCTGTAAAATGATAACCTTGTTTAGTATATTCTTGAACGGCATGTTCATCAATCCATAAACAATCACCTCCATCAAGACAAACTTCAAACTGTCTAATTGGAAAACCAACTAAGTCACCTAACTCTTCGATTTGAGCTAAATTCAGTT